ACGGTATCTCTGTCCTGCCTTACATGGGTGGTACTTACAAACAAGCACCTTTTGAGGACATCACACAAGAGCAGTACGAAATCATGGAATCTGCGCTTGATGAGATTGACTTGACACAAGTGCGAGAGACAGAAGATAATACTGACTTGACTGGAGAGGTTGCGTGTGGCGCAGACGGTTGTGTTGTAACGTAACATGAGGAAGGCTTGGGAGTATTGGTGCAAGGCAATAGGCACCAAAGCATACTCTGATAGCCGCAAGGCAGATGTGGTAACTCTGATCCGCACAGCTTGGGTCATCCTCCACATTCTCACTTGCCTAGCTATCATTGCTAACGCTATTGCCAACCACGGACTTGCAGGGTTGATGGGTCTTTGATACTATGCGCTTTAACGCATAAACAACCAGTATGCGGTTTAGGCCATAACCAATCATGTTAGAAAATCAGTGTAATCGGCGGAGTTTTGAGTATGAAATTGATTGAATATGGGGCTAACGCTGTTAGTGACTACGACTTTGACGTAAGGCGTAAGCCTGAGACTTTTTATCGGTACGCTTACCTAAACTTGGTTTGCATCGAGGACAGATCGTTGCTGGGCTTTGAGATTGACCAGTCAAGGTCTACATATTTTTGTTTAGGAGCGCAGTTTGGCGGTGATTCTTTCTTCAGGATCAGCGGTAACATCTGGAAGGTAGGCTTTGACTTTTGTGTTTGGGGGTACGCTTAATATGTTAGATGTAAAATTATTACTACCAGAGGCTATGGTGCCAAACAAGGCTAGTCCCGGCGCTGCTGGGTGGGATTTATACTCTGCTGAGAGCGTCACTATCCGCGCAGGTAAATGGTTAGCTGTAGAGACAGGTGTAGCTGTGTCTTTACCTATAGACCATGTGGGACTTATCTGGCCTAGAAGTGGACTATCTGTTAAGTACGGTATTGACGTGCTGGCTGGTGTGATAGACTCTGACTATCGGGGTGGTATTGCTGTTGTACTAGCTAATCACGGCACTGAGCCTTTCAAGGTAGACATGAACATGGGGATTGCTCAGTTAGTTGTGCAAAAACACGAGATTACTCAGTTGCAAGTTGTCAGCGAGCTAGGTAGAACACACAGAGGTGTCAGAGGATTTGGCAGTACAGGAGTATAAATAATGAGTAAGGTGTACACAGACGATAACTTTATGTACCACAACTGCCCAGATGCAAATATAGCGTCTTGGCAGAATCAGTTGATAGACGAGTACGATTTAGACTATGCTCCCGGAAACCGCCCTTACATTGGGGCTACAGATGAACAAATATCTGCTGCTTACAGAATAGCAGACAAAAAGCGAAGGGAGACTGTGCTAGACAATCTATTTTCCCGCAAGGAAAAGCCTCAAGAAAGAATCTGTATTGACGATGCTACACCAGAACAGTGGGATGCTATTGACAGGGCGACAGAGAAGTATCGAGCTGAATCTGATTCAGTTGATTGGAGTATAGCACCGAGCTGGGCTAATTACTGGGCTATGGATGATGACGGCGCAGCATTTTGGTATGAGAATAGACCTACATGCGATCACAAAGACGGCGCTTGGAATGATTTTTCTGATTGGTCAAATGATCCAGCCGAAGATGGGACTAGGATAGGAGATGCGCCTCGATTCCGTAAAAACCCTAACTCGTGGAAGGAATCTCTTGTAACCAGACCTGAGAAAGCACTAGACGAAATGGTTAGAGACGCAGAAGAACTTGATCTTTACGATGATGAGATAGTCCGAAATCTAAATGCTGAAGCTGAGAAAGAAAAGGCTAGGGATAAGATGATTGGTGGCGACCACTATCGGCAAGGTGGCATACAGCCTATCGAGTACATCCACGCTAACAACCTTAGTTTCTGTGAAGGCAACGTAGTAAAATATGTCACACGCTGGCGGCATAAAGACGGACTAAAAGACTTGGAGAAGGCCAAGCACTACATTGAGCTACTAATGGAGCTGGAAGATGATTACTGATTCATTTGTGGAGCGCTTGAAGCAACTAGAAGGGTTCAAGGACAAGCCTTACTTTGACACTGTTGGGAAGGTGACTATCGGCTACGGACGTAACCTAGAGGCTAACCCACTGACAATCAATGAAGTCAGAGCCTTGATGAATAGAGTCAAGTGGAACTCACGCAAAGATGCTGAGGACTGGGCAGAGATGCTTATGAAGCAAGACCTAGCGCGTATTTCTGAAGAGTTAGAGAGTAAACTAGGCATCTGGCCTATGTGCAGCAAGTCAGAGCAGATTGTCCTGCTAGACATGGCCTACAATGTCGGTGTTCCATCACTGCTAAACTTCAAGGGAATGTTAGACGCGATTGACAACGATAACCTAACGCTTGCTGCCTACGAGTGCCTTAACTCTAAGTACGCAACGACTGTAAAGACTCGCGCTATTGCTAATGCCAAGATGCTGGCAGAGACAGAGGGTAACTTTGAGGCTGCTATGGAGATGTTGCAAAACAACCAACCAAGTATCTTTGAAGTTCTAGTAGAGCACACATAAAAAACCCGGCGGATGCCGGGTAAAAGGTTAATTAGTCGGGGCGCTTCATGCGCCCTTCTTTTTGTACTCTCGCATGATCTTCTCACCTGATCGACCAACCACATAGCCGCCGAGTCCTACGCTTAACAAGCTCCACGCCTGTTCTGGCATATCAAACATTACAGAAGTGCCAAAGATAGCGTCTAGGTAAGGTGCGATAATAAAGTTGTTACCTATCATCACAGCAAACATAATCATTACTAAAGGACGCCAAGCAGAAGTAATCCAATGCTCAGACTTAGCCTCAGAAACAACAACGTCACGAGCAACTTGCTGTGCTGTCTGTTCGTGTTCTAGCATGGCAAGGCGCAACTCTTGAGCAGCCTGAGCAGCTTGATCCTTGTCTTCAAAGAACCGGCCAAGTACGTTGTCTACTGCTTTGCCTAACCCTGCACCTAGAAGTTGCTGTATCATCTGTCTGCCTTATCATCTAGTTTAGAAAGGATCTGTCGGATTAGCGCTTTAACCTCGACCATATCATCACGGTAATCATCACGACGAACATACGTCTCTGTAGCGTGGCGCTCCATCTCTGACATATCCGACTGGAGACGCTTAACTGCTTGCCAGATGGTGTTCATCCACCAACCCATGCCCATGAGGACAACAGATAAAAGTACGTTGATAATTAGTGTTGGTTCCATGTTACTTTTCCTTTGCACCGAACAGCCTATCTAACACGGCTGTCTGTTGTTCTATTGTATACTCTTGCCACTTTAGTATCTCTTCTATGCTGCGACCACAGCCGATGCAAACAAAGTCACTATCAAGAGTACAGATGTCTACGCAAGGGCTTAAATTATCAGATGAGCCAGCCATCTGCTAGCACCTTTGCCTGATCTCGAAGAGCGGAGTGGTTGTCCGCATCAGGGCTGCCGTTGCGAATAGCAGCAATTTCTGATCCGTATGTCGGGTATTTAGTGCAGATAACTGCTTCAATAATCTCATCACGATTAGCAGTCTTCTTGACTACAGCCTCTTCACACTGCCATTGGGTTGTTGGTTCTTCTTCATCAACACCCTGTACAGTAACTTCTTCGTGATCCCAATGGATGCGAAGTTTGTTTCCGATTACTTGGTAGTCTTCTAGCTTGTCTTTAGAAGTGACTCGCATCTTTGAATCTCCTTAATTGCTTCTTTACTTTGCTCAACTCTGCTCCAAACTGGCCGAGTCACATTATCGTACCAATATCGCTTTGCCTGCACATGCTTGCACCACCCCCAATATGAACCCATACCGTTAGCTATCTGGTAATGTGTCATCTGTTTTGGGGACTTTGTGATATTGTTCTTTTTGTTCTTTATTCCGTCTGCTATGGATTTTCTAAGCCTAGTTCCATCACTCTTGAAAACATAGCCTACAAAATCTAAACCCCTGTCATCTATTGGGAACACCTGCCAATCTGGTTTAATGTCAAGGCAGTACTCACAGTTTAACTTTGAGAATATTTGTTTTCTTAACCTGTGCGCCTCGTAAGAAGAGTTAGCCAAAAGAACTATATCGTCACAATACCTAAAGTATCCGTAGAGCTTTAGTTCCTGCTTCACCCACCAATCAAACCTGTGAAGATATATGTTTCCAAAGTATTGACTAGTGTAATTACCTATTGGTATGCCGTCGCCGCTGTCTATGATGTTATCTAGAAGCCACAAAGCATGAGGGCATTTTATCCTGCGACGTATCTCTTTTTTCAGTATATCGTGGTTTACGTTAGGGTAATACTTGTGTATGTCAAACTTCAGAGCATATAATCCGGAATTACCTTTAACGTACTTTTCGACTCTCTTCCTAGCGTCGTGCGTTCCACGGCCTACAATGGATTGGTAGGTATCTCTGATGAAACTTGATTTCCAAAAAGGCTCACAGACTTGGACTACAGCATGTTGAACAATGCGATCAGGGAAGTAAGGCAGTTTGTAGATAACCCTCATCTTCCTGCCATCCCAGCGATCCATAATTTCATAGTCGCTGGTGTTAAACGTCTTGTTCTTCAGTTCTTCTTGTATCCAGCGAATGTAGTTTTCTAGGTCTGAGTTGACCATCTGTACTTCTCTGTAGTGAGCCTTTCCTCTTCTGGCTTGCTTATGAGCATGTACTAAGTTATCAAAGTCCGTTATTGTGTCCCAAAGATTTCCGTATCTCTTCATACTTATTGCACCGTCCCGCCAAGCTTTTCGGTTGCCCTACTAGGCTTTTATGGCAACATATTCCACCAAGGGGTGAGGGGTCTGTATCTCTAGTTTTCTAGCGACGGTCAAGCGTCCACCGATATTACGATTATCATTAGATGAATCATTATTCACATTCCATAAGAATGCACCTGCATCAGTGCCTTGATTAGCATTACTGCCAAATAGTGTGACACGGTGGTGATACAGCACCCCCTCTAATGAAGCGGGGTAGCAGTGCAGCCCCGCAACAGTAGATTCTTTTCCTAAAACGACAAGCGCCCACCGATATCACGACTATCACCAGACGAAGCAACACCCACAATCCAATAGAACGCGCCACCTTGAGAGCCAAGATCAGCATTACCGCCAAATAGCGCGACACGGTTGCCTGTGTTCTGAAAGAAGTCATCTGTTAAAAATGTGGAAGATGACCCTCCTACCGAGGCTGGAATAAAAGCACCGCCGATATTTTGAATATCTGTTACAAAGCCATTACTTGATGGCATTGCATCGCCAATCTGCTCGTAATTTGTGGTGGTGTCGTCGGCAAAAGTAGTGTCGTCATTATTTACATAAGGAACTAGATCAATAATGTTGAACCCGTCAACAAAATCCCAGCAGTTCCCATAGAAGTTCTCGATGCCACGATATGACATATACGCTGTACCGGGCTTTGCACCAGCAGAGGGCTGACTACCATCGGTAGAGGCGCTGCCAAATCCGTTAGATGCACCAGCAATAGTAAGAGGCGAGTCATTTTGATTTGAGCTTGATCCGACAAACGAGCCGTTTACGTTACCGTCACCCAGATTAGCTTGTGAATTAAAGTCGCCATACTCTACAACGTACAGTAGTTGCACAGCAGAGGTTAGCCAAAAGTCCTGCTGCCGCCAACCTGCACCACGATTAGCCGCTAGTGCTCGGAACTCGTCACGCTCTAGGCCAACCATCGGGTAGATGCCAGAGACAGACGCCAGCTTATCGTTAGCCAGATCGACGTTGCCGATGTTCTCGTCTAAGTTCAGGCCAGAAATGTATGTAGAAGCCGAGTCATCGTACACACAAGCGTCATACGCGCCCATGTACCGGTAATCTACAATCTCACCGTTCTTAAAGAAAGCGGGGTGTAACTGATAGCCAGCGATGGGCAGGTCAGATACCTTCCAAATGCGCTTATTGCCTTCAAACTCAAAGCGGAAGTAGAACTTGGGAACCTCGACCATGACCATGCCATCTGCCCCAGACAGATCAGCAGCAGTACCGTCTTCTTTCAGCGTAGAATCATTAGGGTCAAGATAGTAGTTGACTGTGCCATCGTCTAGCAGCAGACAACGCTTCATGCCTTCATGAACTGCCGTGACACTCCCATTAAGATTGGACTGACGAGTATAGATGTCGCCAGAGGAATCCCAAGACAAATCAGCACCAGAAGTGATAATTCCTGCTGAAATTGTGTCAGATGACATGTTTTGCGCTGACACATCTGAAAACGATACTGATGCTCCAGTCCCTACATCCTGACCAATAGAAATGGTGCCTGTGCTGTAGGTAACACCCGTACCACCGCTAAGGTGTGCATCTACGTCCGAGTCTGTGTAGTTAGGCGTTTCGGTAAAAGAAAATTCACCAGTAGCAGCGTTGTAAGACAGATCACCTGATGCTGATACAGCGCCTCTAGCCCGAGTATCTGTGTAGTATAAGTTGCCCGTACCCTCGGTTAGATCGTCAGTGTCTTTATTACCAAAGTCTGTATCAAAGTCGCTGGACTTGTAGGTAGTGACAGAGAAATCACCAGTTGAAGAATTATAAACAATATCTCCACTGCCAGAGAACAAAGCCCTAATTTCTGCGTCAGATCGAGTCGCAATAGTATTCCAAGCGGCGCCATCGTAAAACCGCAAAGCACCAGAGGTAGAGTCATAGTACAACGCACCCTCTAACAAGGGATCGCCGTCGTTATCTGTTGCAGGTTCTGATGTTTTAGAACCTAGATAACGGTCATCGAAACTGTCAAAGCTATTTGCTGCATTTTGCGCGCTGGTTGCAGCGTTACTCTCTGAGGTTGCGGCGGCACTAGCCGAGTCAGCAGCGTTCGTCTCGCTAGTCGCGGCAGCGGAGGCTGAGTTAGCTGCATTGGTTTCGCTTGTGGCTGCATTACTCTCAGAAGTTGCTGCTGATGTAGCAGAAGAGGCAGCGTTAGATTCGCTAGTAGCAGCCGCAGATGCAGAGGCAGCAGCATTACTCTCAGACGTAGCGGCATTAGATTCTGATGTGGCTGCTGCTGATGCGCTGCTAGCGGCATTAGTTTCGCTAATGGCAGCGTTGCTCTCACTAGTTGCGGCTGCGCTTGCAGAGTTAGCCGCTGCTGTTTCTGAGCTAGCCGCATTAGACTCGGAGGTAGCAGCGTTACTTTCTGAAATCGCTGCTGCATTCTCTGATGCTAGGGCATTGGTTGCTGATGTCTCAGCTTGAGCAGCAGGAGCGTCCCAAGTTGCACCGTTATAAAAGTACACCTCTTGTTGAGTTGTATCGTAGTACACTGCGCCAGCAACAATAGGGTTGCCATCGTTGTCTGTAGTAGGCGCGGATGAGAATGACCCCAAGAATCGATCATCAAAGGTATCAAAGATGCTTTCAGTAGCGTTCTTAGCTGCTACAGCGTCATCTTTAGCTGAAACAGCACCCGTCTCCGCATTCTGCGCGTTCGTCTCACTTGTGGCAGCAGCAGAAGCGCTTGAAGCGGCATTAGACTCCGATGTAGCCGCGTTAGAGGCGCTAGTAGAAGCAGCAGATTCGCTTGATGCCGCGTTAGACTCTGAAGTAGAAGCAGCAGTAGCAGAATCCTCTGCCTTTGCTGAATAATGTAATGCAGAGAAAAGTCCATCTTTTACAACAACATCTTCGTCTTCAGATGCCCAATCTCTAGCCTCATCTCTTAGCGCCTTAGCTTCGTTTACAAGCTCTTCTGCGTCTGAAAGTGGCGGGACAGGAGAGAAGTCAGCGGCATCGTTTAGCTCTACTTCGTCCTGCTCTGGGATAGTGGCAGTGAAGTTAGTTGAAACACCATTTACCGGAGAGTTAATAACAATTCGATAGATTGTCCCCTCTGTGCCGCGAGTGTTAGGCCATAACTCAAAAGAGAACTCACCGTTCGCGTCAGTGGTCGTACTGATTCGACGGCTGGTGATATACCCGAACTCTTCGTCATAGTCAAAGCCGTTCAGGCGAGCAAGGATTTCAGCACCCTCAACGACAGTGCCGTCTGGTGCTTTTACTTTGCCTACTACTGTGGTGGTTGTTGTCATCTCTTACCTCGCGGCTAAATGTTTATAATGTCTTCGTCTACAATCACGTCGCTAGTAAGTTCCAACGTGATAGAAGCAGAAACAATCTGATCTGGGCCACCGATATTGACTGAGTAATTAGTCACAATGCCAGTGAAATAGTAAAAATGTGGCTCTCTGACAGAGACTTCAAAGCTGGCCTCTGTGCCATTTCTAAAAATATCTTGCAGTACAGTTTGGCCGTTATCGTCTCTGATGTTTGCCATAGTGAATGTCATATTGCCAAAAGATGTCTTTCCTACACTCTTCTTTTGCCTGTTACTCCGCATTTCGTAGTAACTGAGTATCTCTTTTTCTTCACCAAAGTCACCGATGTCTGAAACATCGCCAATCTTTGTGTAAAGCAGGAGGTCAAAATTATCAAGAGTAGCCTCTTCTGGTACATCTGTTGATACAGATAAAGTGCTTCCTGCGGATGTGTATGCTTTACTTGGCATTTATTTTCCCTAGTCCTTCGGCTTTGTAGGCCAGACAACATTTAAGGGGTCTGATGTGTCCTCTAGCAAATGTCTTAGTTCTTTTCGATAAACTGCCCATGCCTCTTTGTCAACTTCGGTATCTGGAAGCTGAGTCCAGTCTGATTGAGAAAGCAAAGACTTTATTTCTGACCTAAGAGTCTCTTCAGCTATTTTTAAATCGACTTCCCAAGATTCTGTTTCGATGTTAAAAGTATGGTTCTCGTCTGGAGGTTCTGGCATTTGAAAAACAGCGCCGTTTTTCATGTAAGCCCTATTCATGGGGACATCAGAGACTACGCTAGTAAGATCAGGTCTTTGCTGGTCAACAATGCTGGCTTGGCAAACCCCTTCTTGTTGGCACTTGCCATCCGAATCAAAGCTCAAGTATCGAACCATCTTTTTACCTCATTACCGCTTGAGCGCTTGCAAAAACATTGGATGCAAAAGAGCTGCCTGAAACTGAAATACTATGGTTACCTGAAATCAAGTTGACCCCAAAACTTCTGCATATACTTGTAAATCCGTTTGACGAATAAGGTGCCCCGCATCGGCCTCTGAATACTCCATCAACGAATAAGTTGACTTCTCTGTTTGAAGCGGCGCCTGTTGCACCTTGAGCAATGTCTCCACCGAAAACAACTTCAAAGAGTGCATCTTCAGGAACAAACAAAGAGCCGCTGGCTGATGACCCACCGCTAGAAACGTAAAGTGGGACTGTGACAGAGTTTTCTGCTATCTTTAGAGTCTTAACTGCCGCATTGCCTATCTTCGCAGTTTCTATAGCGGCATCTTGTATCTTGACAGTAGAGATCGATCCATCTTTTATTTTAGCTGATTCTACTGCTAAGTCTTCTATCTTTGCCGTAGAGATCGATGCGTCAGCAATCTTAGCGTTGTCAATAGAACCATCTGCTATAACCGCATCATCTATGAACACTTGGTTATTCTGGACGATGAATGGTGCAACATCATCTGATCCGATAGTCCCACCTTGGGGCAAAATTGCAAAACGGTCTGCGTTAACGTAGAACTCCGAGAATGATGCTCCAGTATCGTCCGTAGCCTCATTCGCGAGACCGAAGCCAGCTACTGCGCCGTTGTTATCAATCTTGACCGTGAACTGATCCTCAAGCTCTGTAATCTCAAGGCCAAAGTCATCAAGTCTCGTATTAAGGTCTTGGGTAAGCTGCGACTCAGAGATGTCGTTGCTGATGAATTGGATCAGGTCAGCGTTAGTTACGTTAGGGTCAGATGGGGTAAATGTGCTTACATCACTAAACTCACTAAAGTAGCCGTGCACTGATTTAGTGCGAACCTTGAAAGAAAAGGTTTCTCCGTAAGTGTTAACTGGTACCCTTACAGTCCCAGCCTCAGCGTCAAAGGTCTGTTTTAAAGGAGAGTTTGTCGCACTTTCGTACTCAAGCTCAACTATTGATGGGGTCGCACCGCCAGAACCGAGCTGATAGGAAACAACTATATAGCTTTGTACAGTACCGATTGGCGGCAGTTGTTCGTCAAGCTGAGCTAGGGCAGTGATTGTTGGTTTTGCAGGAGATAGGGCTTGTTCGTCTTCGATTGCTATTTGTACTGTAGAAGACCAATCGCTGAAACGCTCGCCTTTAACTCCACGAGCCTGAAACTCGTAGGTAGTTCCTACATTCAGCCCTTCTACTTTAAATACTGAGCTAGATTGAAGCTCTGTCAGTTCATAAGGCTGAGTCCCTATCTCTCTATAGCGCAACTGATTTTCTTGATTAGAACCGAATCGGCCAGAGTTGCTGACGCTAACAAAAACTGTTGTTGTCGGTGAACCTTCTCCATCTCTAGTAAAACTGCTGATTGTGGTTGCAGTTCCTCGGATAGAGGGGTCGTTTACTTCTGGTTGTTCTGGAGGAACGCGGTCTGCGTCAACAGGTTCAGTAATCGCTGGATC